GACCGGCCACTTGTTGCCCTGAAGTTGCGAGACCGACAGGGCGTCAATCTCGCCCTCTGTCACTACGATACGCTTGCCGCCATCGCGCCAGAGGTGGGCTCCGTAGAGGCCCGCGGATTTTGTGTCTCCGAGGAACTTGAAGTCCTTGTCCTTGAAGCGGACCTTCTGTGCGACTGCGCCGCCTGAAGTGTCCCGGTAGGTGGCGATCTGGACCGTTTGGCCCTTGAACTCGCTGACTGTGTATCCCCACTTCCGGCAAGTCTCCTCGGACAGCCCGCGTTTGCGCAAAGCTTCGGGAGAGCCGGAGGGGATTAACCCTTCCACTCGGATGCGTTCCTTTCGTTCTTGGGGTTGCCCGTCACCGGGCTCGTAGTGTCCGCACGAGAAGCAATGCCCGTGCCCATCAGTGTATCGTCCCAAGGCATCAGAGGAGCCGCACTCGGGGCACGGCTCGTGATGGAGGAACTCGCTGTCGTCAGACGCCAAGCTCGGTCTTGAGGTACGAGACTAGGGCCTTATCGTCGGTCAGGGCGGCCTCGGGGTTCGTCAATCGGCCTTCGCGATAGGGATCGTCACGGACGACCACCCATCCGCCATTGTCGGCCGGAAGCACCTTGAAGCCGTCGCGGATCGAGGGGACCTTCACCTTGCTCATTACGACACCAGCGCGTTGACGCGATCAGCGATGGTCTTGGCGCGGTCGCGGCGGGCGAAGGCGTCGAGGCGGTTCTTGGCGGCGCGGTCGATGGCAGCGTCTAGGTTGTCGATCTTCGTGTTCTCGATCTGGATGACGGCATCGAGCTGGGCGGCGGCCTTGGTGAAGCCGGCGATAGCTTTCTCGGTGGACACACGGCCCAGGAGGACGCGAATGGTGGTGATGATGTTCATGTCTGATGTCTCCGGTTAGCGATAAAGGTCGGCGGTGTAGAGCTTGGCGAACTCGCGTTCGAGCTGTGGGATGAGGGTCCGAGTGGCGTGTTCTTTGAACTGCCGCAGGGTCGCCTCGAACAGGTGAGGGTGGTCCTCCTTGTTGATCGGCCTGTAGGCCAACCGGAGGTTCATGCGGAACGGGTCAGGACGCCACGTAACCGAGTAGGTCTTGGCCATATCCGGGGACGCGATGTCCACGAAGGCGTCGGCCTTGAAGGTCCCGAACCCGACCGGGATGGCGGTGTGCTCGTAGTACTCCTTCTCCATCGCATTCATGCGCTCGGCCATCTGCTGGTTGCGCTCGCGGTAGTGATGGATGGTGGTGAGGAGGTCCCAAACGCGCTCCTCGTGGTGGCGCTGCATCTCCCACATTTCCTCGCGGGTGTGGACGGGAATGTAGCGGTCGATGAGGATGCCGAGGTTGAAGCGGGTCTTCTCCAGAACCCCGTCCGGGGTCTTGGTCAGCTCGCCACTCATGCGAACGCCTTGTTCTGGAACTGCTGGGCCTGACGAACGGCATCGGCGTCGTAGGTGTAGCGGGCGTACCGCTGACCCATGTCGTCGCGCTTGTACTCGACCTTGATCGGGTGGCCGGCGGCCTTCAGCTCGGAGATGCGCTTCGGCAGATCGCGGCAGGCCCACATGGCCGATGCCTCGATTGGCGAAATGTTGCCGTGCTTGCGGAGGTGATTGAGGACCAGCACCTTCATGGGCTGGCCGTTACGGGTCTTGAAACTCATTGTTGTCCTTTCGAGGATGCGTATGGGAGGCAGGGGCCGAAGCCCCCACCGTCACGCCTTGGGTTTCTTGGATGCTCGTTCGATTGCCGCCAGCTTGCGCGGACACGGGGGCTCGTGGAGCCATGCGTCCGGGATATGCTTGTCGGCGTAGAGGAAGCCGTACTGGTCACACCAGTTGGCGTAGGTCGTCTTCGACCCCTTCGAGAGCTTGGCTCTGGAGTTGGAGAACAAGAACCGAATGTCGAGGTCCGGGTGTTCGGCCTTGATGTTCTTGTGCTTCTGCCGGTCCTCTGTGACAAACCGGCCCTTGCTTTCGACTATGATGCCGTTCGGGAGCGGCCAGTCCGGAGTGTAGGAGCGGACCTTGATGGGCGGTGTGTAGAAGACCTTCATGCCTTCAAACGTCACCGTGATGCCCTTCGCGGCCAGCTCTGCTGCTATCCGTTCTTCCAGTCCCGAGCGGTAACCGTGCAGGATCGCCCTGCTACGGACATCAGAAGTCGGTGTCGTCTTCGTCGTCCGACGAGCCATCGCCGCTGTCGTCGCTGTCGTCCTCGTCTTCGGTCTCGACATCGTTCGCGTCGAAGCCGTCTTCCTCGGCCTCGAAGCCATAGGACGAAGCCGCTCGCTGACCGCCGGAGACCAGTTCGATGACCTGGACAGCGTTCATGCGCCGGGAGACGCCGTAGGAGCCCGAGCCGTCCACGAAGTAGGGCTCAAGGTCGAAGTTGATGATCGCGACCGAGCCGCCCCAAATCTGGATGCCCTTCTTCAGGGGCTTGCCCTTGCCATCGAACAGGTCAGGCTTGGCGGTCCATTTGGTCTTGTCCTTGCGGACGCCGGACGCCTTCATCTTGACCTTCATCTCGACCTTGCCGGTGTCTTCCTCGGTGTCCTCGTCGTAGATCACCGAGTACGGCTCATCGGCGACGATGCCGCCGGTCTTGGCCTCGATCTTCTTGCGGGCCTTGATGTCCATCTTGGCGAACTTTTCTTCGGCCAGCTCCTTGGCGCGTTCCATCGCCTTGTCGATCTTCGCCAGCATGGCCGAGACCTTCGGGTCGGCGCGGTCGGCGATGATGCGGGTGTTGTAGCTGCCGTCCTTGTCCGGGTACTTCTCCGAACCGTAGTCCACCTTGTCCAGCTTCGGGTACTTCAGGGTGACGCGAGGCGTCGAGATGCGAACCCGGTCAGGGTTCTTTTGGTTTGCCATTCGTGGCTCCTAATGAGGTGAGGGGTTGTTAGCGGGAGTACTTGGCTTCAAGGGCGGCCACGTCGTATCCGAGGTCCGCGAGCTTGAAGGCCAGATCGACTGAAAGCTGATAGCCGCGCTTCCAGTTCATGATTGCTGTCTGAAGGTAGGTGTTCATGCGTTGAACCCCGCCTTGCGAGCGGCCGACATCAGCCGGCGACGGTAGGCCCGGTTGCCGAACTTCGGGGACACCAGAGGCATCCTGCTGCGGCTGCGAGCGTGTGGGTTGGCCGCGATGGTCTGGCCGTAAATCTGAAAGAGAGTGACTGTCATGTTTCCTCGATTGGCCCGTTAACGGGACGATATGGTCAAATGTCTTGCCCGCGATCCACCCACTGCTGCGGGTAGTTCGTCGGAGTGACGTAGCTGCATGGGAGGAAGAACGGATCGCCCTCCGAGTTGTCGCCGATATAGGCCACACATTCGCTCGCCGGGGCGGGCTTGGTCAGCGTCAGCGCCGCCAGTATGGCGAGGCACAGGAGCGCCACCATCTGGAAGACCGGAGGCTTGGGTGCGGTGTGGCTCACAGTTCATTCTCCACATACAGGTCGAGGGCGACGAACGCCGGGTTCTCCCGGAACTTCGAGGCTAGGACGTTGGACGCGGCGCGGAAGACCTCCGAGGGATCGACCCGGTGCCGGCGACAGAAGACGGAGAAGGCGGCGGCGAGCGCCACTACTTGCATCTCCTTCCGGTCGTCCTGAACTCGGTCAATGATCTGGAGGGTGGTGGCTGCGACCGAGGCCGCGTCCACGTTGTTGATGCGATCCATGTCGATCATTTGGACCTCCGAACCGATCCGCACTTGACGAGGCTGTCGATGATGACGTTGCGGAGGAAGTGCTTTTCCTTGCCGGTCAGCTTGTGCCGGACGAAGGTGTGTCCATCTACGGTGATGTCGTCGTTGGACGCGCCGTAGCGGATGACGATGTTTGGTTTCTGCATGAATACTCCAAAGCGTTTGGAAACATGATCCTAGGGTGTGTTGTAATTGGCCCGTTAACGGGACAATCTAGGCGAAGAAGTAGGGGCTGGACAGAACTCCGGACAAATCCAAACCGCCAACCATAGGCACTTTTTTGGCTTGAGCACGGAGATGCTCGGGCACCACTTCAGCGGCAAAGTCCTCCAGAACGTCTCGGTCCGAGTACATTTGGACGAAGCTCTCCCGGAGGGCTTGGGCGAGGAGTGGAGCGTTCGCTGCGGTGGTCCCGTAGCTGTCGTGGATCATCGCGAACTTGGTCAATCCTCGGCTCGCCGCAAGGTTCACCGTGAGGGTGAGCGCGGCTGCATCGAGAGCATGGACGAAGTTCGGGGCGATCCCGTTGGACTGCCGGCGACGGTCGATGGCGTCGGGCAGGGGCTCCACCAGTTGCGGGGCGAAGCGGGTTCCCAGTAGGACCGTATTGATCCGGCTGTTCTTCAGTTCCGGGTAAGCCTGGACGACGACGAAGCCGCTCGGTGTGGTCCACTGGATCGGACCCTCGGCCGAGATGAGCCGCGTGGTGTCCTGAAGCCA